CTTGCAGCAGAAAGTCTTCCAGTTCTTCTTAGAAAATCACCACGTCTCCCACCACCTTGAGCCCGATATCTTGATGTTCGATCAGCTCTAACGCTTGCTGGGTCGCTTACATTACCTCCCATAGAAGATGTGGCTGTGCCTTTTCTTCTACCCAAAGCAGATTTTCTCATATCTTTTAGAAGGTCTCTATACGACTTTCTACCCGCACCACGGTCATCAGGTCTTGGACTACCTGACATTGGATCGGTTTTACCTTTTCTCAAGTCAGATTCATAATCCGCCTGAGCCGCCCTAACGGCTGATTCATCGGGATCTATTGATCCTGGATTGACTGTTACTGGTTTATCACCTTTAAATCTGCCACCACTTCGAGCACCGCCTTGTTGAGGTTTGTTTTCCGTACCTTGATTTCCAAATCCTTCTCCACCTCCACGAGAACTGCCTCCTCTTTTTTTCTCAATAAGAAATCCACCAAAGGCTTCTGCAATCGCAGCGAGGTTCAACTCCTCACGATTGAGAAGTTGTTTTTGTTTTTTAGTAACTACCTCTTTGGTCGATGCAGGATCATCATCGTCCTTAGGGGGCATCACCACGCAGTGAGGTGATTTAGGAGATGCCCCGTTTACTTTTTTCCCTCTTCATCAAAGTAGTTCAGATCCATTCTCCAACTAGAGTATCCCTCACTTACTTTCTTACCACTCTTCTCACGTCTCTTGGCGATGGCTTTCTTGATAGCACCACGACGCTTCAAGAGATACTCATCAGACTTATCCTTGTCACCATCGTTATCAACGTCACCGTCTTCCTGACCTACAGGATCCATACCCTCTTTGGTGTACTGTGGATGGTCATCCATTTTCATGCCACGTTTCTTCTCAAGACGTTCCTTTCTCTTCTTAGTACCCTCTTCGGGATCTTCGTCACGAACACCTTCAGCCATTTTCTTCTTGGTCTTATCTTTGATTCTCTTTGCAGCAGCTTCACGTTCGGACTTAGGAATCTCAAATCCCTTGATGTCCATGGTGCCTTCACCAAGAAGTTTCTTTTTAGCCATAGTTTTAACAGTTGCAGGTGCAGGAGAACTTGCAAGAACAGACATATAAACCTTCAACATCTGTTCCTTACTTGCACCAGGTTTTACCTTACCCTTTGCTTTGTAACGAACGTCAGAAGCCAACTGAGAGGCTTGTTTCTCTACGTCAGAGTCACCAGCAGCGTGACCTTTTCTAGCGCCCTCATGAATGGAGGAGTAAGCATCCATTAACGACTTGTCAAATTTACTTGGACTATCAGTTGGAAACATTTCTCTTTGCACGTTTTTTCCTAGATTTATTTATAAAATTAATGATAACTGGATTGTGTGCAAGACGCTGAACATACTCACGGTGTGCGTCAGTGCCAATCAAACGTTGATCTGGGGGTACACCAGATATATCAGTGAACTTCTCAGCGATGTCCTTGATCCAAGACTTGAACATCATGTTGTCTTCAGTCACTGCGATGATGTAGTTTGCACCACGACGAATGATCTTTCCAACCAGTCCAGTATTATCGTTCTCAATGATGTCACCCATACGGAAGAGATTACCATTCACATAGTTCTCTCTCAGGTTCTTCCAATCAAACTTAGGAGCGATCTTCCACATCTCCTTCTGAACTTCCTTCTCTTTGACACCCATACTCTTACGGATGGTGCCATAAAGTTTTTCAGTTCCTTCATCATCCAGAGCTTTGGGTACACCCTTACGGAAGGTTTCAAAGTCACCCTTGACTGCAGCAGCACGCAGTTTGGATGCGGACATTCCTTCTACACCTTCAGACTCTGCATCTCTCTCACCTGCAGAGATCACACGAATGCGATCGAAGTCATACAGGTCACCGTTGTATTTGTTTGCCAGGTTCTCAAACTCTTTGAGTCTGTCTGCACCAACAACGATGTTAATACTTCTGGCACCACGACCACTAGCACCCTTGAGAACATCAAAGATAGTCTTTGCACCTGGGTCATCAACGATGTTCTCTGCATGACCAGGGAACATGGCTTGCATGTAAGAGATCTTGGTCTTGGGATCCAGAGGATTCTTCTTCGGATCGTTTGACCGTGAAGGGTAGATCAAATACTCACCATCACCTGCAGCACTCTTCACACGGTTCAGAAGTTTCTCATGTCCAACCGTGGGAGGATTGAAACGACCAAACGCAACTGTCAGATCTGCAGGATCACCTTCTCTCTTGCGAACCTCTTCGCGTTCTGCCTTCTCTTTGGCTTCTGCATCTGCCTGTTGTTGTGCAGCCATCGCACCCCGTTCATCAGGAGTAGGTGGACGACTGACACCAAAGAACTTCAGTTACCATTGACAGTCTTGGCAACTAACTTACCTCTCTTGTCATAATAATCGCCATGACCATCACTCTGCAGACCCATCTTCTTGGCCTGATCGGATGCCTGTGTGACAACCTCAAGAATAAATTTACTAAAACTCTTCATGGTTTATCCCAGTTCTTTGCTGCGGTAAAGTTGGCTCTACTGAACTCAAGTCTATCTACTAGTTTCAAAGCTCTTCCAGAACGAATTGCAACAAAACCCTCAGGTGCAGTGACTCTGTAACCATCGTCAGTCCTGAGGAAAGTGCCAAAAGTATTTACCTTTTGCAACTTGTTAATCATAAACTGTTTCGCTGCTTGCAAATTGTAATACGACGCGACTGTCATATAAATTGAATTTGAATTTGCAGAAATGAATCGAAGACCATTGGTCTTGATTTGTAAGTATTTATCTTGTGTCTTTTTTGTCTTCTTTGATGCAATCTCTTTGTCAAGGGCATCACTGAAATACTTTGCAAAGTCCATTGCAGTATTTCGGACAGTCATTCCAGACTTACCCTCACGGACATAACGATTGAAAAAGATCTTGAACATGTAGTTGAGAGAGAACTTATCGTTCCCCTTCATCAGATCCAAGAACTTGGAAGACTGTCGAAGAGAACCCTCTGCACGATTGATGAGTGCGTTGTACCTAGCCTTGTCTGTGACAGTCATGTTGGCTTCACCAGACGCATTGGAGAACTCTGCAGATGCAACGAACACATCCGCATCACCAGGGACATTCGCACCAAAGGATGCAGCCATTGTGTCCAGAGTGCTACCAGAATATGTGGTGTGAAATACGATACCCAACTTAGCAGTCTGAATCGTCTGTCCCAAAGGACTCTTTACAGGCACTGCATAGGTAATAGTGTTCGGTGTGAAAGCAATGCACCGATCACCACCAATGGTTGCAACATACTTATCATCAGTGAACAGGAGATCACCCTGCACTACCCCACGGATAGGAAGTTTGGAAAGATATCGATATGATGCTTTGAGTTTGTCTGCAAGTTGTCCAGGTGGATAGATCTTGTCCACATCCTGTTCGGAGTAACAGATCTTGGGACTCACTTTGTTGAACACCGACTTTGTACCAACAAAGAAGTCACCCTTCTGTGGATCGATACCACAGATGACTGCAGGAGCACCATCCCACTTCACAGTCACGCGAGTGTCCTCTGCACCCTGATCCAACATGTCACCAAGTGATCGGAGAAATGCAATCGCCTCGCGTCCACCCTGTGACCCATCATTCATGATGTTGTCTTCCAGGTGTTCCAGGTGTGTGTTTTTCATACCTTTAGTATACTACGGATGGTCTGGTCTGTCATGATGCGTATGCCGCTTTGCCGGCCTCCACATAGAACTTGAGTTCCTTAATGTTGAATTCACCATTCACCTCACTCGATCTGTTCTTGAATCGGAGTTGAAATAATTCTTTGTTAGCTGGACTCAATCTAAATTTGATATTGTCACCAACCATCACTGCTTCCACAGATGTGGTTTCTTGTTCAAGTCTATTAATACCATCCAAAGTAATTTCTTTTACTTTGGTCTTGTCAACATCAACAACTTCTGCAAGGTCAGAACCAAAGGTCACATCTCTGAATAATTGAAACGCAGCCTGTTTGAGTTGTGGTGTAGAACTCAAACCAGCAAGTCCTTTCTTCACATCAGAATACAACTCCTTGATTGTTTGTACCTTCAATTTCTTTTCTTTTGATGTCCTAGCTGTTGCAAGAACTTCTCCCAGAATTTTTCTGTACTTCTCTTCGTCTTTCAACTGTATACCAAATCGACGGAGTATATCCATCATTCCATTGAAAGGACTGAGGTTTGCAAGAGTCTTACTGCCAGACTTCATAGAGAAGTTAAGTCTCTCATCCAGATAAGTTTGACCATTGATAACAACATCAACATCAAGGTCACCTTTGATTTCACCACCACTCGTCTCTCCTGCAATACCATCAGCGGTGACAGTAATCGCAACATCA